ATTGGTTTCCTATGTATGGGATACGTTTTTATACGTAATAGTTTGTTATAATTTAGGCATGATTAAGAAGCCTTTGATTATGCCCGATAAAACCGCCCAAGAAGACCCCGAAGCATGGGCTAGTTTTTGGCATGATTATAAAAATATCCGTACCTCTATGGATAAGGAAGACCGTAAAGAATATAACAAGAAGTACAAAGCTGAGCAGACCAGGAAGCGCCGAGTTGCCAAGCTTGCTGAGTTGATGGCCATGTTCCCGGATGAAGTGCAATACATCCTACACCCTGAGACGCGCCCCGCCCCTGCCGTGCGCCAGCACGTAGACCCACGCAAGTACTACACGCCCTCGAAGTAAGCGTATCCACCCCTATTAACTGCCTGTCCTACCTCTGGTATGGTATAGATATGCACCCGAAAATGTATATTGTGCGACGTTAACATGCGCTCACCTCTGTTGGTGTGTCGTCATGCATATGTACTATATGTGTATGTATACCATGCATGGTATAGGCATACCCCCTAGGTATACTATGTATAGTATTTTTTTTGTGTGCATATGTATTGTATAGGCTACCTCTGTTGTTACAGGGGTCGAACTAACCATAACCACACCATTTTCACCCAATATTTCACATGACCTATTTACAAAGCTTAAAGCAAGGTTTATTGTTATGACATCGCCACGGAATGAACACCCAGACGATACCAGCTTAACAACTCGGACGGCAACCACAGCAGTCATTCTCCTGCACCAACAAAGAGCCAGTGACCTACCGTCCGAAGTTGAGCGCAATATTATAACGAATGTCCCGAGGGGCAGAAAGTACAAACAAATGCTATCAATCACAATACGAGATAAGCAAGTAGCCGACGACCAACACAGCCCTTATATAGTCCTAGTGACTCGCGACTCTATGTCATACACAGCATACACAACCATTGCGAAATTTATGGAACAATGGCACGACACCTTGTCTGCAGCTCGACTGAATAGCCGTTCATTTGTTGGTCAAGGTGCTTTATATTTAACTGCCGACTACAAAATTAACGACATTTCAGTCTATAACGCTGAGCTTGAGGCAGTTGTCGCAAACGGCGCTCGCTTCTGCGAAATGCTCAGCAACGGTTCCGTTATGCCGGGCGCTATCTTAGTTGACGAGGCGAACAAGCAAACGACTTTCTTCCGTCTTAACCCTAATGACGCTCGATACAAAGAGCTTGAGAAGACAAGGAATGTACGATAATGAAAACCCTCTTAATAATCATCGCCCTATCAGCCGTTGCCTTCGCCTCTGGCGTTGGTACAGGCTGGGCAATGGAGCGCTCGAGTCACGACCCACACTTTGTTAATCACGAGCTTGTCTACGCCACCTGCCAACTCTCTCGCACTGGCGACCTGCAAACCGAGCAGGAGTGTGCTGACGTACAATACGACAATCAGATTGAGTATTTGTGTAAGGACGCTAGTACCTCACCAGACAATGAGTGCTGGACTGAGGATAACAACGAATTGGAGCGCTACTAATGACCGCCTCCAACCCACCCAAAGGCATTCTGCGCAAACCAATGCGCAAGCAACTCCGACACAAGAAAATACGTAAAGATTCACCACGAGTGAAGAAAGTTTCAACACTATGATACTTGCACGACAACGAACAGATTTGATTGATGATGGTCTGCTTATCCCGTATAATGTACCGGTCAAGAGTTTTGGTGAGAAAACAGGCAAAACTATTACTCGGTTTATTACCCTTTATCACTGGGTTGAAGGTACGCAGGACGATGAGGGCAAAGGTGAATTTGCCACGGACTTTGGCGTATTTCAAACAATAGATTTAGATTTTAAGGAAATTAAATAGGATGTTAATTCTAGCAATCGTCCTCACCTACCTAGCCCTTATGTTTCTCGGCCTTGGAGCCCTTCAAATCATCAGGCTCAACAATGACCTCTACAAAGGCAAAGACACTACAGACCAACGCACAATCATAGGGATTAGCTTCATGCTATTCGCCATGTTAACTGTGTTAGCTATTATTGCTTGGACAAAGTTATAATGGTCATCCAAACTCGCATACACGACGGCATAAAGATTAAAACTCGCACTTATCGTGACATACCATACGATCGCCGTGGCCTTTCAGCCTTCCAATCAGGCTTTACCGCTCAAAAACCATTTAGTCGCTGGGGCATGATGATTATATTACGAGGCAAAGCACGTATTGTAATAGCTCAATTTGGCAAATTACCACAACCAACTTATATACCAGTCACTGACCAATCAACCATATACCTCGGTAAAATGGTACAAACTATCGATTGCTACGACGGCGAGGCTAATGATCCCGAGTATGTGAACCATGAATACACGATAAACACAATAGAATGGAGTAAACAATAATGGATTTTATACCCAACCCTCATCAAAAAGAACTTATTGATACAATTAAAAAATCCAAACACCCCATTGTCATCGAACGCGGTCGCAGCACCGGACACAACCCATTCTATATCGGTGTTGATATGGGGAAAAAGGGAGGCGATAAAACAGCTATAACTGTTGTTAAGAAAAGACGCGGTGGTCATGGAGATATCATTTTCATGGACGAGATTAGTAATTGGCCTACCTATAAATGGCATCGCAACCCTATTCAGTGGTACAAATGGCGAAAAATACAAAAAGGTATAATGAAACGTATTAATGAAAATTCTAAATAAGGAAGTAACACAATGCCATTCACATTTCTAGCATGGGGCGTCGGCTCTGGTAAAACTAAGGAAGCGCTCACCCGTGCGCAATTCGGCGGGGCGAAATCCCTGCTCATCTTCGCTCCCACCGTCCTCAAGACCATGAAACACTGGGAAAATGAAGCAAAGAAATGGGGTGTGCATATTCCTATTGAGGTGCAAACCTACTATCGTCTGCAACAATACGGCCGTGCCGACCTCGAGCACAAGCTCCCAAATGGCGGCAAGGGCTATGCTATTATCATTGACGAATGCCAAAAGGTGAAGAACTCACAAAGCCAACAGGGTCTTGGTGCATTCAAACTCGTCCGCGACAACCCAGACGCTGATATCTACCTACTTTCAGGCACACCAGCCTCTAACGGCTACCAAGATTTCACTAACTATGCTAAAATGACCAGTTTCGTAAAGAACAAGACTGACTTTTGGAAGCGATACGTTATTACCAGTAATTACCGTGGCTTTCCTGAGATTGCCACATATATTAACACCGCCGAACTCGACCAGTGGTGGGCTGAGATAGCTGATATTAAAGCGCCTCAAATCTTCACCTCTGAACACGATATTACTGTTGATTTCCCTTCTGTTGCGAATGAATTAGTAGCGAAGAAAACTCGTGTCGGCGTATTGGATGGTGAGAAATATATACTTGAGAACGCTTCACAACTAACTCACTACTGCCGTCAAGCTGCTTGTCTTACGAAAGTGCGCCAAGACTGGCTCGAGCAATTCCTTGATAGCACCGAAGATAACGTTGTGGTATTCGTTGGCTATAAAACAGCAATGAACGACGTATTGAAGATTGCTAAGAAGCTAAAGAAGCAGGTCTACCAGGTCGACGGCGACGTTAAGTCGCTCCCGACCGACGCAGAGACGCCCACGCTTAAGAACGCAGTGATTGCCGTCAACTATCAGTCCGGTGGCGCAGGACTCAACCTACAGTACGCAAATCACGCTGTGTTCTACTCACCAACCTACTCATACGCCGACTATATCCAGGCCCGTGGACGTATCAGTCGTCGTGGTCAAGAAAAACGATGTACGTTTTATCACCTGCAAGCCGATAAATCTATTGAGCGTGATATTTACGATTGTCTAAAACAAAAGGAGGATTTTAGTATGAAACTTTGGAACGCACAATACGCCGATGATGGCGAGAGTGACTTAGAGGCATTGTTTGCATGAGCAAGTTTGAGCCACCACTAACAGATGATGAATTGAGAGAAAAACTTCGTATCACACTTCAACAAATATTTGGTCATAGTGTATCAAATCCTTTATTGAACAAATTTTTAATGCCAATCATTCAATCTCAGAAACAATCCTACGCCGACACCATCATCGGTAACGTCGAAAACCATAACGAACAATGTACAGAATACAGAAAAGCAAATCAAAATCACAGTATTTGTATCTGTAACGCCAGACAACGTAATAACTTGCGCCTTGAACAGCGTGAGAGAAATGTGAGTGAATAATATGAAAATAGTCGAAGTCCCATCTATATATATACCTGTGAAATATCTACGAAGATTTAAGCATGTCAATGTTATAGTGCAAAATTCTCCAATTTACACTTATCGTAAGACATTAAGTTTTATTAAAAGTGATATCAAAGAGCTTAAGCGTGAAATCCGTCAAGCTCGATGGCTCAAAATACAGGCGTATGTCGCTTATAGGTTGACAAAATGAGTAGATTAGACAATTTAGTTCAGTACCAAAACTTTAGGCGAATTGGTAATACTACTTTAATGATGCGTGGTGTAAGTTTTGATCGCCCTGCTATTATTATGTTTGATAGTCTTCATAGTGCACGGAGAATGTTTGATGATTATAAAGTTGGTTTTCGGTCTGAAGATACTAATCCTTTTGATTTGAGGCTAGGTAATGTATTTTTCAAATCAATTAGTATGCTAGATAACCTTGACTGGGCGCATGGTCATAGACCCGAAAAAATGATGCCAATAATTATTGATCATTTTGCTATGCAAATCCTTATTCAAGAAGATCGCGATGAACGTGAATCGAAAACTCGCGACAGCGAGCGTAATCACATATTTTCAGTATTACGTCACGCTGGGGTAGAATTTGATCGAAAAGCTGTTATGAAACTTCATAATGAATGGGTTGCACTAGCTAAAAAAGAAACTGAAAGGAAAAGAGGATTATGAAAAACAACAAACATTTATTCATTCTAGCAACTTGGTGGATAATCATGGTTATCGCCGTAGCCCTGTGGATAAACATTGGACTTGCATTATGGTTATTCTTTTTACTGCCTAGTATGATATTTGGGGCATTTTACGATAATGCTTGGAGAAAACGGTAATGATCAATAATAAAAAAGAAAAACTGAATTTACTTGAACAAACTAAAATTATTGGGGCTGTAAAAGAAATGCAGAAGACTCGAGATAATCATCTTATTGATCAGTCTGATTTTAACAATGCTTTAATACGTATGTTTGAAACCGAGATTACTAAAGCGCAGGAACAGTTGCTTGATGAATTAGAAGCAAAAGCGACTACTATGTTAAGTTATCCACAAGGAATGATGCGAAAAGCAATAAATATTAGTTATATCAAAGCCAAACGTCATGAGATTAACCAGTGAGAACCGAAACGCTCAAAGCTAAGCGTCGTTACGACTTTATCACCATATGGAGTCGGCGTTATTATCATATGACCTCGCGTAACTCTGGGCGTTCTACCAACAAGTCCAACGCGCAGGGTAAGGAGATAATGACCAAGCACGAGTTTCTTACGTGGTGCAAATCCAAACCCCAGTTCATCATATTTTTAGTGATGTGGACGGAATGGGCAGAAGACGGATTTAGTTTGTGGAGCGCGCCAAGTGTAGACCGGATTGACAGTACCAAGGGCTACACTCTCGATAATATTCAATGGCTGACTTTTAGCGACAACTGTATAAAAAATAACCGAGATCCACAGACTATGAGAGGGGATTATGATGACTAAGCTGACCGGAATACCTGTTGAAAATATTAATGTAGGTATTACAAGAATAAAACGATTCCCTAATGGTCATGTTTTTTGGTATTACATGGAAGTAAATGGTACGAATTTTCGTATCAATAAAGATCTTTATAAGACAATCAGGCGTATTATCACCGAGAGCCCAAATTAGTGACTAGGTCCAAAGGTGAAAACCCTCGTCACTTCATTGATCGAATTGAGCGTTTGCGCCGGCGTCTTCGTGCGATTTCAAACCACTCCTCTGCTAAGCAGATAGGCGAAATTAGCGCGCTTGAATGGGCCATACCAATTCTTGAAAATTACGTTCATGAAAAATACAAAGATGTGCCACCCGCGCGAATACTTTTCCACAAGCATGAAAAAATGCTTATACTTTATCAACTGGTAAGTCGTGATGGGAAAATTTGCTATCTTTGTGGACGTGAAATGAAGAAGGGTGATATGACTATTGATCATGTTATACCTTTATCAAAAGGTGGTTTCGATGGTATGATTAATTACAAATTGACTCACGAACTTTGCAATCTCGAAAAAGGCAATATGACCGAGGATGCATATCGGAAAATGAAATCAAAAGAGCTGGTAACATAAGTATATTTAATTTTCACAACGTGCAAAATCAACATAAGCGAATATAATGGGGGAACAATGTCAGAAAACGAAAAAGGGGTTGCACTGTACGAGGCTGGCGTTAAGCCTAAGAAAAACGACCTTGTTAACTTCGTATTAGATAAGGTCAATATCGCCAACTACTACGGGCGTTCTTACATCGAGCAGGGCGAAATGTGGAAACGCCTAGGAGACGATGACTTCAAATCTGTTTGTTACGCTGTCTTCGGTTCGGGCATCCCCTCAGCTCATATCCGCGACCTCGCCGACTATTTCCTCGGTAGCCACAATATTTTGTCGACACCATCAAAACTTATTTATTTTGGCGGCAAAGTATGGGATATGGACAAATGTGATTTTATTCTTGAGTCAATCGGTAAAACATTCTTCCGTAGTCCTATCGAGCCTAATATGAAGGTGGAGCTTGGGCAAAACGAGTTCGTTAAAGCGTTGGCAGTTGGTGATATGGAGGTGTACGAAGACATTTTCGCAACCCTGTCAGTCATGTTCAGCGCGCGCAAACCGGATATGGTGGGCTTCTTTTACGGTGATGGAAGCAATGGTAAGTCGGTGCTTATCGATGTTATTAATAAACTCGTGGGTGACCACATTGCTAGCATCAACCTTGAGCGCCTTACGGACCAGCGCGACGCGCCACTTATCAACGGCACGCTTGCTAACCTCTGCGGCGAGAATGCCGACAATATCGTCATCGAAGATAGCCAGGTATTCAAGTCAATCGGCTCGCATGAACGCTGGACCGTCCACAAAATGCATAGCAACGACGTTATCGAGATTGATACCAACCCACTTCATATTTTCTGTGTGAATAATATGCCGAACTTTAAAGACAAGTCATCAGCCATTATTCGCCGTGCTCGAGTTATTCCATTCAAAAATAAGTTTGATCAAGATCCTAATTTCCGCAGCAACCTATTAAACGATGAGCAGTTCCTGAGTGATTTCCTTGGTGAATTGCTTATTCACGCGCAAAAGGGCAAGAAAGACGGTTGGGTTAACCCCCTCAGTACCTCTACTCAGAAGCAAATCGAAGAATATGATATGCTTCGAAACTCAGCAAAGACATTTATCGATGAATATATTGAGTTTGGGCTTGTCGGCTTCAAAAACTTTAATGTTCTTAAAATGTCATATGAGAACTGGTGTAAAGACAATAGCTTTACTCAGATGGGTGTTAAGATATTCCGTAGCTCAGTCATGAAGTATCCATTCGAGCGTAAAAATACACCAGATGGTAAGGAAAAGATATATATGCTTGAAGATCGTACCATCGGCGAGTCTCGCTATAGCATTGGGCTTTACTATGGTGAAAACGAACGTCAAGAAAAATTAGCCCTTGACGATGACGGTGAAGATGACGAAGAAAATAATCAAAGTATTATGGATTTATTCAAGTAAGGTACAATTAAAACATGAAAGACGACATTTCCCCGACCGGCATACTGATTGATCATATTAATACCTCAAAACGCGAGACACGTCGAATGTTGCATGAAGACAAACTAAACTGTATTACTAAGGGCGTACTATCAATTATGGAGTCGGCAGGCGCTGGTGATATGAAAATGGTGGATATCGTAGTCAATCGTATCGACGGGTTGTTGAGCGAAAAAGTGACTGTGAAGCCTATTATTGTGGAGGTAATCGATTATGGACGAAACTAACGCTGCTCGAGAGATATCCTTTTATGACAAAAACACTGTCGCCGGTATTATTGACAAGGTGAAGTTGATGGCGCTGACTCCGTCTGATACGCCAGAAAAGGTTATTGATAGTCTAGACACTTCATGGGCTGCAACTATTGCCGCCCAACTATATCTCTCTATGTACAAGGGCGACCTTAAAGCTGTAAATATTATTCTCGACCGTATCGACGGTAAGCAGGTTCGAGAAATTCAAGTCCAGACGACACCTATTGAAGTAAGGACCGTAAAACTCGAGCACGCTACCCAGCAACTCCCTAATGATGATGTCATTCGTCTTTCATCTGACCTTATGCCGCGCGATTATCAGATACCAATTCTTGAAGCATTTGATAACGGTATTAGGCGATTTTGTATCGTTCAGACCCGTCGTTCTGGCAAGACATGGCTTATCTGGCGTTTAATGATTCGTGAAGCCATTAAGAAAAAAGCCAACTACCTTTACGTATTTAACTCTGAAAAGCAGCTAAAAGAATCAATTTGGGAAGCAATTGATAATAATGGCGTAAATTTTATTGACTACGTTCCAAAAGAACTTGTGGCGAGTATTGAACAGGGCGACTTCCGTATTACACTTAAAAATGGTAGTACTATTCGCCTTATGCTTGGTTCGAACCCTGACAACCTCGTGGGTGGTAACCCTTACGGTATCGTTCTTGACGAGTACGCAACCCTCAACCCGACAACTATTCAACTACTGACCCCTATTCTCTCAACTAACAAAGGTTGGTTGGTAGTTACTGGTACGCCTCGTGGCGATAATCACTATAAAAAGCTATACGATAGCGCAGTTACTAATGACAAGTGGTACACCCACTCGATTAGCGCGGCGCAAACAGGTACGTTTACTAAAGAGGAACTTGAGGTACTTCGTCAAGAGAGTATCGATTTTTACGGTAATGAAGCCTTCTTCCAACAGGAATATATGGTCAGTTGGATTAGCCCAAACTCTGGTAGTGTTTTTGGTGAATTAACCAACGCTATGATTGATAAGGGGCACTTTAAGCGTATTAAATATGACAATGGTATTCCGGTATATACCGCTTGGGACATTGGTAACGCCGACCACACCGTTATTGTTTTCTTCCAAATTGATAAATTCCAAGACATTAAGGTTATCGATATGATTGAGGCGAGTCGCGTGAACGGCGGTGTTGAATACTTCGTACAGGAAATCGCAAAAAAAGGCTATCCTATTCAGCAACACTTCTTGCCGTTCGACTCTGAATACCACAAGGGCGCCCGGAATGAAACGTATGTTGGTGAATTAAAAAAGCTTGGTGTTCAAAACTTTAAGGTATTGAAGCGGGTTAATGAGATTGCCGATAAGCTAAACTTCCTTCGAACCGAGTTCAGAAGGCTATACCTCGATAACAACTTGGATCGTTTAGTTGAGTGTCTTCGTGGAATGGAGTACGAGTGGAACGCAGCAAAGCAGACGTGGAGTTCGAAGCCAACTCACAAGGGCGGTTATAGCGATGTCGTCGACGCACTCTGTTATATGGCGCAGGCGAGTCGTATGGTTGACGGTACAAGCAAGAAGCCATACACCGGCAATAAGCTTCAGAAAGCTCGCACTACTCCAGGGCTTTATGGTTTTGGAACTAGGGGTAGCAGTTCAGGGTATACCTTTTAATGGTAACTCGCCTCGAGGAAATACTGGCGAGAACACGGGACTTTGAAAAGCCCGTTGCATTGAAGCCGGCCAAGCGACCACTCCAAGAAATGCACGTTTACGATATTCACGCTGTTACGCCGCTCGTTATAGATTCTCTCGACACCGAAGACCACTATGACATATGGATTGATAAGCAGTTATTAACTGACCTTTCACCGATTATGACGCTTAGTGTTTTACGAAAGGCTAAAAATCAGCTTATGCGCGAGGTCAATGAAATACAAGAAGAAATAGATCGGATAGAATTACTTGATATGACGGTTGACGACCCTCGGTATGGGAATGTGAACTGGCCTGTTTATTATGAACTGGCTGTAAAGCCTGAAAGGAAAAGGGCATGAAAGTAGCTAAAGAATCAGATTTCGATAAGAAAGTTGTGCGATATTTAAAAAGTAAGGGCTGCTGGACAATAAAACTGACGCCAGGCGTTGCTGGTATTCCAGTTGGCACTTCCGACCGATTATTCCTAAAAGATGGGTTTTGGGGCTTTTTAGAGGTGAAAAAGAGCAAAACGGCCCCGTTTAGAGCTCTCCAGCCAGAATTTTTAAAAAAGATGGACCAATGGTCGTTTGCACGGGCGATTTATCCAGAAAATTTTGAAGAAATTAAAAAAGAACTCGATTCGCTCTTAAGCTATTGACATTTATTTCAACTTAAATTAAAATGAATGATGACAATAAACAATTAAACGAGGAATGAACACCCAATGGCAAAAATTATTATGATTATTGGAGACAGCGGCAGTGGAAAAACTGCCAGTCTTCGTAATCTACCCGAAGGAAGCACTGCTGTACTTAGCGCGACCGGAAAAGAACTGAGTTTCGAGAACAAGAACAAGCTTCCACTTGCAAAAATAAATTA